TGATTCGCTAGAGGTATGGATCAAGTGATCCTCGTTTGGCCTCTTCGTTACCACGCAGTGAATTACCGTCGGTTGGAGACCATCTGTCTCGATATCCAAGAACACTATATTCGTAGTAGGCAAGGTCCATCTGCTCCCGTTCTGTGAGTTCTCTACCATAAGTCCTCCTCTCCATATTCTGTTCCTGAGTGATAATCCATTGTCCCATCTTCGACATCATACAACTCCTCTACATCTGCTAAGTGTGCGTAGTCTAAGTTACCTTCGATAGTAATCTCATCCTCCACTAAGAATTTACCACAGCCGCTACATAAGTCAACAAACTCTCCTGAGTTACTGAACTTACGTGTTAACTCGAAATCGTTTAGTACCTTGTTGCAAGCTATACATCTCACTCTATGATCTCCGTAAGTCTACCCGTGTTCTTATTGTACAGGACAGAGCAAGCAGGTCCAGTCATACCACTGAATCTATTCTTGAGTACTCGTATTCCTGTTGTGTTACGTACCATCTCGTCGTCTGCTTGGGCATTACGCTCTAAGCCAAGTACAATATCAGAAAGCTGAGCAATTGAAGCGCTACCGCGTAACTGACCCAAACTAGTAACTGCTCCATCCTCATGTCCTTTTCCTTCTGGTCTTCGTAAGTGACTAACAACAAACATACATATCTCCATCTCCTGACAGAACATACGTAGCTTGGTCATGATCTCGTCAATGGCTTTACGTTCATCACCATTGGCCTGATCCGATACCAGTATGGATATGTGATCGAGGATGATGTACCTAACACCTAGAACTTTTACTTGATACCTAAACCTAGCCAGTACATTCTCGATTGCATTAGAACCAAACGAATCCCATAGGACAACACGGTCATCTAGATCAAGCGTCTCGAATACATGCTCTACCTCATCTGGGGCGTAATCACATCCGGGTAAGTGTATCGGCTTGTTGATCTGTAGACCTACTAGTCCACGGGCAGTACGGTTAGGTGTCTCTTCCAAGAAGGCTAGACCTATCCTCTCGTTGGTTTGTGCGGCAATGGAGAACACCAGCTCACGCATGAACGTAGACTTACCTAGCCCAGACCCAGAACAGATTGTCACCAGCTCTGTCGGTCTCATACCAAAGGTCATGTCATCTAGGCCCTTGTATGGGTAGCGTACCTCTGCCTCCATCAGTGGCTTCTTCAACTCCTCACGGAGTGACCCTATCATCACCATCCCATCAGGAGTATAGACCTTGGCATGCCACCACCGCTTGATAAAGTCATCCTTCTCCTGATGAAGAAGATACTCGTTCGCATCCTTGTGTTCACCATGCTGGTAGATCTTCGCCTTCCCACCAAAGATGTCGGCACACTCATGCGCGGCCTTCTTACCGTGGTCGTCGTTATCAAAGCAGAAGATGATGTGCTCGAACTGATCTAGAAAATCATATGCCCGTCGGCAGTCTGCTGAAGCTCCCTGAGCACCATTACGAACAGAAACAACAGGATACTTACCTCCAAACATTTGGTATGCAGCAAGCGCATCGTACTCTCCTTCTACTACAGTTATGTACTGACCACCAGAAGGGAACAGATGTTGACCGAACAACCCCGCCTTCTTCCAGTCACCTTCGATCTTAAACTTCTTGTCGGGACTACGCTTCTTGTATGCCGCCAACGTACCTTCACTGTCGTGGTAACCGAACAGTACATCGTCACCATCCACACTGGTAGAGTACTTCGCCATAGTGGTGGCATCAATACCACGCTCTCTAACGCCCTTAAAATCCCCTCTAAGGGCCACTTCATTAACCCTAGGGGTTGATACTCGATACTCGCTAATGTCTCTCACAGCGCTTCCTACAGTCTTAGGTGAAGGGGTATGCGTACCACATGAGAAACAAAAACTAGAACCATCCTCATTGTAGGATAACGCATCACTAGAACCACAATCATCACACTTCTGATGCAGCTTAACAAAACCCATCAGTGCACCTCCGTATTATTAGTACCAAAACGAGAAAGGTAACGAGACTCTAACGTCTTGTCATCCATCGCCTCAAACTCCATCGCCATCATGTTAAACAACATGTTCATAGCTGACATGTAGTTGACGTTGTACATCTCATCTTCCGTTAACTCTTCGATCATATTCTTACGCTTTGACTCATCCATAATAATTTCCTATTTAGATAGTAATAAGTAGTAAGTAATTAGTAATAGTAGTAATACTAATAATACTAAGTACTTACTATATAGTCTATAAAGATTAGTATACCACACGTTTACGTTTCTTGCTAACAGGATCATTGGTACTATTACCTCTTGATTTACTGCGCGGCTTGTGATTCCTAACGTACCGACGGGTGTTTCTTCCCATGATATTCCTCCACGTAATCATCTATGTGTTGTGCATAAGCCTGAAGAATAGGTGAACTCCGTAACTTACGCAATGCTTTGTATTCAATAACACGTACCATCTGACGACTGATACCTAGTTCATCAGCTATCTGTTGGTGCGTCATATGGTACTTCAACTTCACGATCTCTCTCCTCCTTCCATGCTTCGATGTCATCTTGGTGATACTCGTCTGCGTAATCACCTACACACTCATCACGATCATACCAATCGTCATGCCACTGCTCCCACGATTCACGTCCCATACGTCCTCCTACTTCTCATGTTCAATGATCACCTTAGTGGTGTCACGCTTGTAGCATAGTAAACAATCCATACACTTTTGTCCAGTACAGTTGGCTTCTCCGTCGAACTCCTCCGATACGTTGTTAAATACACGGTCGAATCCACGCGGTGGCTTTGTCATTATCCTGTCAACAATAGGATTACTATAAACAAGAATCATATTATCAGGAACAAGATGTAGATTAGGACGTACATAGTCCACACGCTTAGTCCACAACGCAAACGTAGAGTGTTTGTTGTCCTCAGCTATCGCACAAAAGTTACGGAAGTGTTGCTCATTTAGCAGCTCACCATGCCCATGAAACCGCACGAACGCACCGGAGGTACGAGGCAGAATAAACTCAGCATCACTAGCGAGGATGTCACTATTCCTCTGGAATGCTGGTGCACAGTTCTTCCTATAAGTAGAAAGCATACCAATGCTGTAACACTTACCACATATACGCTTCGGATCTTTCTTCTGAGACTCCTTGATACAGAATGGGTTCGTCGTCGTATTGGTGTTGATTGCTTGTATGCCTTCTAACTTTCCTGACATCTTACTCAGACTTGGCATCGGGTTCATACACTACCTCCTCTATCACTACACGGACTTCCTCTCCGTCTCTTGCATAAAGATCACAGAAGTACTTTGCATTGTCAAGCGTAGAGTTGTAAGAGGAACCATCACTGTCACGCTCCTCCCACTCCCACGTATTACGGTTAAACTTCTGCACTATGTACCATGTATCAATAGCCATGTTTACACCTCCACATCGTAGATGTCAGTGGTCTCTTCACATTCATCACGGAACACCTGCACATCGTCCTCACTCCACTCACTAGACATGTCCAGAGACTCCAGTGCATAGTCGATAGCAGCTTGCTCCGTATCCTCCTCACAACGACCCCTCGCATACACACGTCGAGTCAGAGTCACAGTGACATCGTATGCATAGACGTGATGACTAATCAAGTCATGGATCTCATCACACTTATGCACTGCGTCGTTGAGTAGTACTTCTAACTCCTCGAACTCAGTACCGTGCGGACTGTTGATAACGTCATACCCAATATCACCACGCAGTCCGTTGATTTTACGACGGATGTCCGTAATACCGTTACGGTCGGTTAATAAATGATCACTCATTGTGTCATCTCCTCTACTTGATTAACAATCTTATCACCATACTCATTTGCAGTATAGTCGCCGATTACCTCTATTGCTTCACTGTTGCTGGTGACGTTACCGTACACAAACTGGAACCACGCAATGTAACCATCAAGCTCATCGCTCCACACACCTACGTCGTCGAAGTCACACTCACCCATGTGGTCTAACACAGTCATGTGCTTACGAGACTTCTTAACGTCAGCGTACTCACCTTCACCACATACACTGATGCTCTTGTCCGGGTCACGTAGCACCACGTCAACAAAGTACTCCGCTACCTTTCTCTCAGTAAAATGCATAACTAATACTCCTCACCAAATGAATCACGACACTTGTCGCACATATATGCTCCCGTCTTATTACCAACGAGAACCTCCCTCGTACTGGCATCCTCACTACCAAAGATGTCCTGTACAAATCTGTCAGTACAAAGATACCAACCCCACGAATCAGTGTCAACTAAGCGACTGTGCACACTCTTACACAACAGGCACGTAGCCGACACTTTAGTTTTGCTGAACAGCTCTACTACTTCACCCATGTTTTCTATCTCCTATGTATCGGTAATGTTTCGCCGACATCTCTTCAACAAAATCTTCCCAACACGACACACAAATGCAGTCACTGTTGTCCTCGTGATAGACATCCTTTTCGTGATGAAACCACTCACCACACTCACTACACTCAAAGACCATAGACATCAGAACATCTCCTCTGCTACTTCTAGCATCATCTCAATCTCATCGGGACTGCTCCACTCATCAGGGTACGGTGACATATCCTGCGCCACACGTATCAACTCCATCATCTCAGGTGGATAGATAGGGCTATGCTTACACGTAAGTAGTGGTGGCTCGAAACCAAACGCACCACACCCATGCTTAACAAACAACTGAACAGCTTCCTTGTATGACGCTCCCTCCACATCATGCAACTCGTCATGATCCCACGGTTCACCACAATATCTGCAATGAATATCCATACATCCTCCTTATGAATGCGTATAACCATTAGGTTCAATGGCTAACCACATTGTCCACCACTTCACCACGACAGCACCATCACCACCAATCATAGGCTCAACACTGCGCCTGAACTGTCGGTACGTCATGCCGTTGTTGTGATCCCTCCACTTCCGCAACAATGCCTGTTGCTGTGCCTTAGTAATACTAATCACCACTCCCACTCCTCTCTCTGATAGTAACTAGCCTCACGATACTCCTCCACCCACATAGAGCGGGCTTCCTCGTACACCTCACGCAAACGCGACAGCTCTGCATACGCATCATCCTCGTTCGAGTGATACTTATTGGATGGGCGGAACTCAGTGTTGCACTCATCTCTAGCCATAACAATAAAGCTCACCACTTACTCTCCTCATCTAACAATACATATATAAATAATGGGGTTGATACTACTAGCAGTAGCACACAATCCCACCACGGTTGCCATTGTTCGAACATAGTAACGTCTCCATTTTTAACCCTAGGGTTATTTTTGAACACGACCACACATCCACATATAACCAGAATGAATAGCCACCAAACATATTATCTCATATCGTTATAATGGTGTCAAGTCACATTCACAATATTAATGTAATGCATTTTTTACGGGCACAAAAAAGCCCCAATGAAGGGGCTATGAAGTGCTACGGCGAGCGGTTAGTCTTCTGGTAACGCGTCAATAATAGCGTCCATTATATCGTCACCCATTGGGTAATCACGAACTAGCTGTGAAGTATCGTGCGCCGCGTCCAAATAACCTTGCTGGTAGATAGAATCGGTAACCGATGGGAACAAAAAACAAATAATATTTTCGAGCATTATTAAAATCTCCTAGTAGTAGATACCAAAAAGCCCCAATGAAGGGGCTATGGTGAAGGATTAG